GCCTGCTTTGCAGACATCATCTTGCCAATGCCTGCAAAAATCTCACTGATCTCGCCCGCGTTTTGCGCCGCAGTTTTTACAACCGCATAACTTGCGTTAAATGTGGCGAGCGCGGTGAGTGGATCCATACTAGCTTCCAACCAATCTTTGATTGGTGTGTGGAGTCTCATGTGGGATACTCTCAAAACCGCTCCCTCGAGTGCTTTATTGGAGACCGTATAGCGATAACGGACCTCCATATCCAAAGCCATCTCCTCAATCACCTCATCACTGACCAATTGACCTCTCCACAACATTTGATTGGCGTGTTCCCAAAAGCACAATGACCGATACTCCGGATCATTCTCCAAAATGAGATTGGTGTTGATACGATTGGTTCGAGGTTTGACCGGTCGTTTGAGGTTGCCATGGTCATCATATTGAGGCGCTGGTTTTTGTAACTGGTTCCACGTGGCTGGATCGGCTCCCAATGGGAGTGTGGGATCGACTGTGGACTCCACATCCTCAACCATACGTATCCCCAATGATTTGGCCATCTCCAATAGCCGCTCTCGTGCTTCCTTTTGTTTGTCTGTTGTCATTTTGGTAATCTCCGATTTTTATATTGATTGTTTTGTTTGTTGTTTATAATGAGGTCAATGGCTTTGTTGAAGTGTGGCCGCCATAACACTGGATCATCCACCAGCTCATCAATGATGGCCTCAATCCTCCACATTGGGAGTCTCTTTGGATCTCGACACCATTGTCTTACCGTGGGAGCCTTGACATCCAATCTCATGGCCAAATCATCAATGGTCATGTCTCTTTTGGCCATCGTTTTGATCAACCACTCTCCAAAGGGAGCGGATCCGGCTGGGATTTTTATATCATATATCATTTGATCACCATGGGAGTTGGAGTTGGATTTGATGGGTTTTGATTCGGTCCACGGCTCTCTCAACGTAGTCTCCATCCAACTCAAAAGCGGTCAAAGTATACCCCATATTATGGCACGCGATCCCTATAGACCCACTTCCAAAATGGGTGTCCAAAATGGTGTCTCCCTCATTGGCAAATTTGTGGAGTAACCACTCATAGAGCTCAACCGGTTTTTGAGTTGGATGGATCTTTCCACCGGTCCGATTGTTCTTTTTGTATATGGGAGCCGGTTTGTTGTATGATGTCCACGCCATCTCCCATCCACTGAAATTGTCCCATGGTTGGACTTTGTCCCACGCTATAACGCAACGTGTGGGAGGGAGATTGAAGTAATTACCACCCCAAATGATTTGATTTTTGGAGACTCTCATCAACTCCTCAAAATACTCCGGTGGAGGTGCTACGTCCCATTTTTTGATTTTGTTATCTTTGTTGAGTGCTCGTGTGGACAAAAATCCCCCACCTTGAAAAGGGTTTTTAGTGCCCAGCTGATATGGTGGATCCACGATGGCCAAATCAAACTCATTGTCATCCATCTCTCTCATTGCTTCCAGACAATCTCGATGGTGAAGTGTGATGTTTTCCATTTTATATGTGCTCATGATAGTGTCTCCAATTTACCCCACCATCCACATGAGTTGACGTGGTTACATGATGGCCATTTTGTTGAGTTTGGTGATGATGGGTCAATCGAGTAAAACACCGACCGCCGGCCACACGATGGACATGGGATGTGTTTTATGTATTGACCCACGATGGATCCACCGGCGTTGAGTCCAACTGATTGTCTCAACCGTGGGTCCATCATAGCATTGTCCAACGTTTGTGGTTTGGACCGGTCAAATGATGGTCTCGGTTTTGGCTTTGGGAGTTTGATGTGATCATACTTCAACTCCAAAGGACGGCCAATCCAATAGCCACTCCGGTGATACTGGGATGGGTGACATGGATGTGATTGTGGCCATATCTTTGACCCATCCATGGTCTCCATTTTGGAGTCTCGTGGCCATCCATAACGGAAGTAAACACGGGCCAAATCCTTGATGGCTTTGGTGTCTGGGACTCCAATCCCAACCACATCCATCCACAACTCAAAAGACGCTCTCCAAACTCTCTCCCAATCCGCTTTTGGAAGCGGAGAGACCAATGGGATGATCACACGATACTTGTGATGAGCTGGTGAATGAGACGCGCTGGTGTGAGCTATGGTGGTCCATCCACGTTGAGCAAATAGACACCAGCTGTCAAACGTCGAGTCTCCATCATCCATGTCGTAGACCAACATGGAGATGGATTGAGCGTTGGAAGTGGATCGGGTACCATCAAAGGTGGTGGGACTCCACAATGGGAGCCGTGATTTGTCCTCTATGGACCTATGAATCGGAGTGGAGAGACCACGACAAATGGACTCCACATCCATGGATATATTTTGTCCACGACGTTGGTGGATCGTGTCAAATAGTGTTATATTTATTTCGGACATGGTGTTGTTTTCCTTGTTCGATTGATTGTTTATGTTTGTTATTTGAGGTGGAGGGAGCCGGCCAGCGCCCTCCATCTTTTTGTTTATACGATTGACTCACTCATGTCCAACAAAATGGTGTTGACATCATTGTGAGACCATTTGGCATAAATACGAGCCATGTTGATGAAGTTAACCGCGCTCGGTGGATAATTGTCATTGAGATAGTCGTGAATCGTTTGACGTGACACATTGATGTGATGAGCCAATTGAGTTTTGGACATTGCCATATCTTTCAACATATATTCCAAATAGGCTCCAAATGAGTTGTGACGTCTAAACTCCAAATGACGTGTCTCAACCCATTGATGAGCACTGTCAAAGGTCTCATGGTCCAATCTCATGGCTCCATCATTGGTGTAAATCACACCAGTGAACACCCAAAAGGATCCCAGTTGACTCCACGCGGTCTCAACCTGTCCAATCACCTCATCATTGACTCTCACTTTGTTGAGCTGTGGTTGATGAGTTGAATTGGCAACACGGCCAAATTGTTTGATGTATGATCTCTCATTGGTTGTCATTGTTCATCTCCTTTAAAGATTGGAGCCAACATGATCTCATGATAAGTCTCCCAGTGTTTTGATTGTGGTTGTTGTAGATTGATTTTGTTGATGATGATCAACAGCTGATTGGTGGACCATCGATAGTCATCTTTGATGATGGCCTCCAATGTCGAGATGTTGATGTTGGTGGCTCGGTGGAGGTCAATGACACTCCACCCAATCTCATCCATGTATTTTTTGATTGCTTGACCCGTTGTCATTGCTTCTCTCCTTTGATTGTGTATGTGGCATTGATACCAATCTCGATGATCTCAATGTGCTCAATCCCACCAGTTGATTGACCCAACTCATCCAATGTCTCGAGTGAATATGGATACCATTTTGCCAATCCACCTCTCCAATGTACGACGATAATTTTTGTCATGATCACACTCCCAGCGCCCAAACCATCAACGCGAACGATGATGGAATGGTGGCCAATACTACGATTACAAACGCGGTCCCAATGATGGTCTCTTTGATTTGTTGTCTCATTTTACTCTCCTTGCTCAATGATTTGGATGTCGTAAATGTCTTCGATGTACAAGACGATTGATTCCATGTTTTCGAGTGTGAATGGATACCATTTTGAGACTCCATTATGATAAATGACCACGATGATTTTGGTTGATTGTGTTGTCATGATTGACTCCGATTGGTTGTGGAGAGACCAGCTGGCCTCTCCGGTTTGTTGATTGATTATTTGTTGAGGTCTGACAAGTGGATTGAGAGGATCATTTGTTGTGTCTCAGCTGGGAGATCCTTGAGGATTTGATCATCAAACTTGAGGATGATGTTTTTGAGAAGTTCCACATTTTGTGTCATGATGGCTTTGAAAAATGCTTGACTCATTTCTGATTGTGGTTTGTTTTTCCACAGTTTGAACATTGCCGCGCCGATTGCCATGAGTTTCATTTCTTGTGTCATTTGTGACTCCGAGTTGATTGGTTTGTTTGTTATACTAGTATTGTAAGGTATTCCTTACAGGTTGTCTAGTTTTATTTACACTTTTATCAAAATAAATTGATGGACACCAAAAGTCCACCGTTGGGATCGGTCTCCATAAAATGTGATATACTCCACTCATCAACCTGTTGAAGCGGTGCAAAATGAAAAACTCCAACTATCCCATCCACTTTGTTGACATTGAGACCACCCATTTTGATTGGACCGTGGGTGAGATCATTGAAGTGTGTATATGGACCTCGAGGGACGGTGGCCACACCATCTCGGACCGATACCACACATATATCAAACCACAACATCTCGAGCGGGCCAATCCACGCGCTTTGGAGGTCAATGGATATACTGATGAGAGATGGTCAACAGCTCCACTATGGGAGAATGTGTGTGGTGAGATTTTTCAGATTTTGGAATATGGAATTTTTTGCGCTCACAATGTGAATTTCGATTGGTATTGGCTCGACCATCACATCAAATCCACCAGCGGCCAAAAGATCACGTGGAGAAAACTTGACACCCAATCACTAGTCTGGGAACACATCCCAACTCCGAGCGCCTCAATGTCCAAACTCCGGACTCTCCTTGGATGGTCCCATCATAACGCTCACACCGCTCAAAAGGACGTTGAGGACCTTGTACGGCTGTACAAACTTTGTATAACTTCCACCATTGGCCACACTCCCAACATCAAAGCCATCAAAGATCATGTGGAAGTTGTGAGACGGCGTGGAGATGATCACATTTATCTCTCCATCATGGATGTGGACGCGCTGTTGAAGTTGATTCGGATTGGCAAAAATCAATAGGATTTTGGTTTCTTCTTTTTGGCGGCTTGACTTGCTTTGATAGCCAACAGCTGTCTCATGGCCGCTCTCTTTGTTCGATGGACCTTGGATGTGTTTTGGACCTTGTATCCACCTTTGACTCTCAAAATAGGCATATCAAACCACCCTTTGAAAACGTGCTTTTATTTCTTCAACCACCTTGGAAATGATGTCCAATTTTTGCTCCAATAAACACATCCTCTTATCCAAATCGCTGATCTCTTTGACCAACTCCTCACGGATGGCATCCTCACGAGCTTGGAGATCCGCTATGACCTTATCATATCGGTCTCTCAACTCCTTTTCTCGGACTTCGTTTTTGGTCTCACGGTCATCCGCTCTTTTTTGTTGTTCTTTGTATTGCCACAACAGAAAAACAGCGAAAGCGAGATTTGGAGCACCCTCCAAAATCAATCCCAATACTTGCTCTTGACCCATCATTTACAAACCTTTTATCAACGGCTCGATTTTCTCTGGGATGTCCAAAAGGTTGTCAATGATGATCTTTTGACGTTCCTCTTTGGTGATCTTCTCACCACCATCACTCTCTTTGTCTTTAGCTTCAATGATGTCATCCACCAAAGCCCAAATGATTGGTTGGATAGCTTTGAGAATAGTGGCGACCATTTTGATTTTTTTCCAATCCATGATTTTACTCCTCGAAAAATGATTTTATACCCGCGGCCAAAGCGATCCCCACCAGCTCACATCCATGAGGTGTCATGAGCTCTTTGTGTGATTCGCAATCGATAAAAAACGGTTCAAAACAAACGGCCACCGGCGCTCCAACTCCCTTGATTGTGTTATAGGCGTTGGATGTCCAATGATCCGGCTTTGAAGCTATGGTTTTTGTTTTGTTGTGGAGAGGTTGACACCAATCGTGGAGACGTTTGTTGATGTGATCGGCCAATCTCTCTCCATTGGATGATCTGTGGTCATAAAATACCGCCCCATAGTCTCCACCGCCGGCGTTGATATGGCAAGACACATAGACCGCTTTGTCATGGCCTTGAGCGTACTTATTGACCCTCTCATGACGTTGATGATAGTATCCATCCGATATGACCACAACATCAATTCCATACTCTCTCAACTTCCACTCACAATGGTGGATGTATTGAGAGGTCAATCGAGTCTCATGGATACCATCGTTGACGGCTCCACAATCACTCCATCGGTTTGGTTTCCCATGGTGTTTATTGGAGCAAAAATTGGACATCATTTCCAAGGTGGTTGAAGAAATAAAAGCACGTTTTCAAAGGGTGGTTTGA